AAAGTGGTACGATCTTGGAGTTAATCGAGATCAAATTTCTAGTGCTTTAGCTGAATGGGAAATCAAAAAAGCACATCGTATCGATCTTTTGGTGGATATGACCAAAAGCACTAGAGCAAAACATTATGGATCTGGATATGCGATATTAGATCGACCAAAAATGTTTGAATTTAGAAGTTTTAAAAAAAATATTTGTAGGATATTTAGAGTAGCATCAAAACTTTACATTAGTTCTAATAAAGTATTTGATCAATCAGATCTTAATCGATATAAGATATCTACATCTGAAGCAGATTTAATTGAAAAAAATAAATTGGTCATATTTACTTGTATTACTAATGATTACGATGAAATTTCAAAAGACAATTATTATGATCCTGATGTAAGATATGTTTGTTTTTTAGATCGTTCTGTTGTAAATCCATTATGGAGAGTAAAAAAATGGGTTGAAGACTTTGACAAATTTCCTGTTGAATTTGTTTGGTTAAATTTAAATATTAAGTGTCCAAAGAGGATGGCATCGTATGTAAAAATTAATGCCCATTTATTTTTCCCTGAAGGAACACACACAGTATGGGTAGATGGTTGTTATAAACTTACAAAAGAATTTGTTGATTTTTCTTTAAAATGTTTTCCTTTCACCGTACTAAGACATCCATTAAGATATACTTATTATGATCAAGTTTGTGAAGGGTTTTTGTCTGGTCTTATTTCATATGAACAAGTTAAAACTTTTACAGAAAAAATAAAAGAAGATAATTATGATTTCACCGAATACAGTAGTCCTTTAGGAACTGTTGTATGGAGAACTGTGAATGATCAAACTATCAATTTTAATAAGCATTGGTGGAATTATTATTCGATGGGTCCAAATAGAGATCCGCTTTCTTTAGATGCTGCAATTCAAAAAACAAATTTAGTTCCACTTTATATCGATAATAGATTGGATTGTGGTTTAAAATTGGGGCAGCAAAGTAAAGTAGGACGATTAAAAAAATGTCCAAAAGAAGGATCAAT